GGTTTCCCTTATGAAATTCTACCATTGCATCCAGTTCTTTCTGGTTCCCTTCAATCTTCATGTTATTATAGCGCCTCCATTTCAACTATTCCTCATTTTCTGATAAATTCTGATTTATATCTTGGTATACGTATCTTGTCTTCTTCCAAGTGGCTTTGAAATCAGTAGCAATGATATCCATTTCTCATCAACACCATTTCGTTACTTAGTATATCATGTTTGAAATTCGTGAAAAACAGAAAAGCCCTCCCACAGTCACACCAGACCAACTTTCACATTTTTTCTAAAAGAAAACTCGGCACTGCCTCTCTTCTCAGAAAGACGGATGCCGCAGAAATGGCTTAAGCACGGGCTTTTCCAGCCCTCTTTCAATTTGTTCTTGTTAGCAGAGCCACTGTCTCGACTCCATTTTCTTGGGGCAACAATTTTGATGATGATTCCGCATCGTAGCTGACCGGGAATTTGAACTCAATGTGCCTGATGATGCGTCCGTCTTCTCTTTTATCAGGATAAACCTCAATAGTATCGATGAAGTCCCGGTAGAACTGCTTCTTATCGGCATCCGACATCTTGGAATAGAGTTTATCAAAATTCCGCAGAATCTTATAGAGGTTTTCGACATTTACCTGTTCACCGACAGCACCGTTGATCTTCTCCGTCACCTCATTAATGGAATCCTCAATGTCGCTGATCCGGTCATACAGGGCATCCATTCTGTCCTGCATATCCTGATACTTCCGATCGTAATGCCGATCGTTGACATCAAGCCGGTCCAACTGCTCAGACAGTTTCTTCTTCGCACCTTCTACCTGCTTAAGCTGTTCCCGCAGATTATTCCTTTCCGCTTCAAGATTACTTACATCGACCTTCTCTTCCATCTTATTCGCAATGAAGCTTGAGAACTCTTCATCGTGAAGCATATTCAGCACTATCTTTTCTACTTCAGCATTCAGATCCTCTTCACGGTATGTCGGCTTGAAATCGCATTTTGTTCCGTCTTCCAGACGTCTTCTGTGCTTGCATCTGTAATAGAAGATATCTCTGTATTCGCCTGATTTTTTACGATAACGGTGGACCATGCCGCTCATGCCTGCACCGCAGACAGGGCATTTCAGAATGCCGGTCAGGATATGCTCATGCTCAAGGCTATAGGTCTTCTTCCATGCAACGCCTGTTGCCTGTCTCTTCGCCTTCGCCGCATTCCATGTATCTTCATCGATGATCGCCTCATGTCTGCCGTCAGCCAACAGATAATCGTCTGATCCGATCCTGTGATACTGATCCCTTGTGCCTTTGATCTTCTCCGTAACCGTCTTTCCGTAGGCGATCTTTCCAAGATATACGGGGTTGTCAAGAATATGCTTCACTAATCCGTGGGTGAAATGGGAAAGTTCAAAGTCCCGGCTGCGGTTCTTTACATAGCCGTGATCATTCAGATAATCGGCGATGGAATCGAATCCCATGTCCGTATGAATGAACTTGTCATAGACGATCCTGACAATCTCCGCCTCATCAGGATCGATCACCAACGTCTCATTTTCCTTGTCCAGCCTGTAACCGTAAGGAGCAGGGCCTCCGTTCCACTTACCTTCCCTTGCCTTCTGCTTGCGGCCTTCCATCGTCTGAACAAGGATGTTTTCACGCTCGATCTCAGCAACTGCAGACAGGACTGTGATGGTGAGTTTTCCTGATTCCTTCGATGAATCGATACCATCTTCAACGCAGATCAGATTAACGCCGAAGTCCTGTATGCGCTGAAGCGAGTTCAGAACGTCAGCCGCATTTCTTCCGAATCGTGACAGCTTGAATACCAGAATATAATCCACATCATCCTTCTGAGAAGCTATATCATCCAGCATCTGCGTGAACTCCGGTCTGCCGGTAATGCTCTTGCCGGACTTACCGGCATCGCAGTATTCATGGACAATCTGCATGTCCTGGTATTCAGCGAATTTTGTAAGCCTGTCCTTCTGAGCGTCCAGACTGTATCCGTCTACCTGCATCTCTGTGGAAACACGAATATATGTGTAGCACTTTGTTCTCTTCTTCGCAGTCATGATTATTCACCTTCCTTATATTCAACAGATTCATCCAACAGGTCGAAATGCTTAAACGCATCCAAAATCATCTTTTCCTTCTCCGGCGGACAATGTGGTACTTTTGCATCCTGCTTCTGTGACTTGTGGTAGTTCTTCCTCAGGTCGATTCCGTATTTTCTTTTAATCTGAGCAATGTAGAGCGTATTGACATTTACTGCGTATTTTTCTTTCACATACTTCTTGATTGCCGCATATGTCGGCTTGCGGACGATGACCTTTCGACTTCCGTCTGCCTGCGTATCCATCATGATATTTCCATGCTCCGGCAGTTGAATATCAATGTTCTCGCAGTCGAGAGTGAAACAGACCGTCTCTCCTTTGTCATCTACTCTCAGACTCTTGCCATCAAACGCCAGCGGAAATCTGAATGAAATGCTTTTGATCATTTTGCCGTCATCCCGCTCCTCTGGGAACAGATTGATCCGATCGATAAACGAATTGCAGAGTTCTTTCTTTTCACCCGCCGTCATCCTTTTCAGAAGAGGCTTCAGATTCGAAAGAAAGATATTCACATTGTCGAACGTGCTTGTTTTCTTTTTCGCGTCCTTCAGCTTTTCTCTTACCGTTTCAATCTGCTTCTCGAGATCTTCAATCCGGTCATAAGCATCATCCAGTTTGGCAGACAGCTTTTCGTACTTCTGATCGTAATTCGCCTTGAGTGGATTCAAACCGTCAAGCTGATCGCCCAGTCTGTCTTTGATGAATTCAGCAGAATTGAGATCTTCATGCAGTTGTTTCAGCGTTTGCCGCAGATTATCTGCAGAATCAGAAGTTCCCAATGCCTTTTCCAGCATCGCTTTGAACTCCTCATTGAACTGAAGCCCGCTGATGACCTCAAAGACAAGACCGTCGATGATTTCCTCATTCAGCAGTTTTGAATAAGTGCATGCGCACCCCCTCTGCCTTGTGTGGTATCTGCAGACGTAATACTGAAGCTTCTTATCGTAGTACGCATCAGATTTAGGATCCTTTGATCTGTTAATCATCCCAACCAGGCCTCTTCCGCACACCGGGCATCTGACCAGACCGGAGAGGACGTGAACATACTCGTTTTTCTTTTTATGACTCTCCGCGATCTGCAGCCGTTTCTGATGAACACGATTCCATTGTTCTTCGCTGACGATTCCCTCATGCTTACCCTCGACCTCAAACGAATGATCTGCATCATACTTGATGATCTTCCCAGATGCGTCCCTCTTATTGGTTCTCCGGTTGTAGCAGATTTTTCCGCAGTAGACAGGATTATCAAGGACACCCCTTACAAAGTCATATGTAAACGGCTTTGTTTCTCCGGTTTTCTTACCCTTCAACTCATACTCGCTGTTGTTCATTGCGAAGGCAACGGAACTGGCATTGTATCCGTCCTGGTCATAGAGTTCATAGATTTTCCTTACGACTTCCGCTTCATACGGATCCTGTACCAGCACATGATCTGCTATACGATAACCGTAAGGTGCGATGCCTCCGGGCCAGCCGCCGTTCTTTACCGCCTGAAGCCGTCCCGCCATAAACTGAACAGAGATGTTTTCATGCTCCATCTCAGCAACAGCCGCCAGTATGGACAATGTCAGTCTTCCGCCCTGTGTAGAGGAGTCGATCGATTCGTTGACACTGACGAGATTCACTTCATAGTCTTCAAGGGTCTGAAGAGACTTCAGAATATCCGCCGCATTCCTCCCGAATCTGGACAGCTTGAACACAAGAACATAGGAAATGTTGTCTTTCTGTGACATGATGTCATTCATCATCTGACTGAACTGCGGTCGATTCCTGATGGTCATGCCAGACTTTCCCGCATCGCAATATTCTCCGGCGATCCTTAATTCCTTGTACTCCGCATAGTCCCTCAATGCTTTTATCTGCGCATCAAGACTGTAGCCGTCCACCTGCGCAATTGTTGAAACCCGTGTATAGATGTAACAGCTTCTCATGATCACCGCCTCCTTTCATTTTTTGTTGCCCGGGGAAACAACGTTTCCCTTACTCCAATATGTCGTGAATTAGCGCAAAAATCAGCGGCCTATTTATATAAGGAAGACTCCGTCAGCTATTCATTCAGCCGGCGGAGTCCGCATCAGTCCTTATCTACGTTTTGCTCTGTACCTATTTCATCCAGAACTTCACCGCCGTACTTTTGGATCATCCTCGCGAGGAACTCAGCACAGCGTTCCATATTCAGCCTTGCCGCTTTATCCAACGGAGGCATCGATATTTCTACGCCATCCTTCATGATCTGTTTGCCGGCAGTTTCAGACGCTTCTGTCTTTTCCATAAAAAAGCACCTCCTACCGTGTAGCCGCGACAGGAGGTGAAATCTTACGTTTTTAGAAACTTTCTGAATACGAATTGACAGTAACGGGCAGTTCCCTGTTTTTGTTCAGTCCTTCATATAGAAATCGCATGTATAGCCGTCGGCACGGAGAAGAAGTCCTTCCGCCCAGTCCGGTACTTCAGCCATCTTCTTACAAAGGTAATCAAGGCTGGTATCCTTATCCGCTTCAATGATCAGTTCGTCATGCACATGGGCGACAATGCGATAATCCCGGAGATTTTCAATGGAATGCATCAGGATGTCCCTGCTGGTTGCCTGGACAATGTTTTCCACGAACTTAGGGCCATAGCTTTCCAGCCTCTCCCATTTCTTCGTACTGCCGATCCCCTCATAAGTGACAGACTCACCGCCGAACCTGTTCTCACCGATTCTCGGCTTCACATAGGCGAGTTCCCTGCCGGACAGCAGCCGGATGAACAGCATTCCGCTTCTGCAGATGAATGTAAGGCCATGCGTCCTCTGCGCCTGTCTTGTCTTAACCGCATTCTTCACAGCTTTATCGACATCCCACCAGAACCTGACGATATGCGGATTGGCATTCCGCCATGCCTGTACGATACCCGGCAGTTCTTCCTCAGTCAGGCCCATATCAAGCGCACCCATTGCTTTCAGCGCTCCAACGCTGCCACCATAACCACAAGCCAATGTAGCTACCTTACCTTTCTGCCTCAGATTGCCATTGATCCCATGCTTGACAACAGGAACGCCGAACATGGCTGACGCTGTCGCGCAGTACAGATCCTCACCCTTGGCAAAGGATTCTATGGTATGCGTCTCTCCGGCAAACCACGCCAGCACCCTTGCCTCTATACTGGAGAAGTCGGCCACATAGAACTTCATCCCCGGTTTCGGAATGAAGGCTGTTCTGATCAGCTGGGACAAAGTATCCGGGATGTCATCATAGAGAGTCGTCAAAGCTTCATGATTGCCGCTTCTTACCAGGGCTCTTGCTTCAGCCAGATCGCTCATATGGTTCTGAGGAAGATTCTGCAGCTGTACCAGTCTCCCGGCAAAGCGTCCCGTCCTGTTAGCACCATAGAACTGAAACATGCCTCTTACCCTTCCATCGGAGCAGACTGCATTCTTCATTGCCGTATACTTCTTCACCGATGACTTGGCAAGCTGCTGTCGGAGCGTCAGGACATCCGTCAGTTCACCAGACGTATTCTTCAGCACTGCCGCCACAGCCTTCTTACCCAGCGTTTCCATCTCAAGGCCATTCTCGGAAAGCCATTCCTTCATCTGCGAGACGGAATTGGGATTGTCGAGGCCAGTCTGCTGCCGGATCTCTGCTGTCAGCATCTCTCTTGTAACCTGATCCAGTTCAATGGCCTGATCGACCAGCGTCATATCAACAAGAATGCCCCTGTCATTTATTTCCTGATCCATGCAGTATTCCTTCCATACCTGCTCCGGTACCGGGAAATTCCGCAGCTTATGCTGGATCTCCATCTCAGTTTCGACATCACGAATGTTGTATGTCTTGAAGAGTTCCCACTTGTCAGGAGCATCGGAAGGCTTGTTCCGTGTCCTTCCGCCGTTTGCCTTGGTCGGTGGACACGGTACGCAGAAGTACTTGATCAGTTCCTTCCCCTCTGTCAGCTTCTGCTTCTCAAGTCCCAACACGGCACCTGATCCTTTCAGCGACAAAGGAAGGCCCATATATGCTGACCAGATCATGCTGCAGTGCCACTGTTTCGGATCAAGGTAGGTATGTGCCGGAAGTCCTAAATACCTTGACAGGCAGACTCTCTCAAATGAAGCGTTGAATGCCCATTTCGTGACATTCGGATCCGTTAACGCATTGCGCACTTCCTCCGGCAATGTTTCCCCGCATGCCAGATCAATTGTCCTCACTTCACCGCCATCCATACTGTAACCAAACAGCAGCACTTCAAAATCAGGCGATTCACTGTACCGGTACACACCGCTCTTCGCCAGATTGACTGGGGAATACGTTTCCAGATCAATAGACATATTTCTCATAGGTCACCTCCATATAACAACAGAGGCGGTACAGATCACTCTCCATACCGCCCCCGTTAATCATCAATTTCTGAAGATCACATCACTGTGTCTTCCACCCTCGCCTTCTTATCCGCCCGCTTCTCACGGACATGATCAACGACCGTCATGATCGAGATGACCAGATTTGCGATCATCGTCCCAAGGGCAGTTCCAAAGCTGAAGGCAAGCATCAGAGATTCCGCTGCCGTCATGACCGCACCTCCTTAGTCGAGAAAATCATCGTCATCGACAGTGGAGAAATCGTCAGCAGCCGTGGACTTGCCGCCCAGAGGTTCACCGTCCCTGATCTTCTGGATATTTCCAAGCCCGCATGCCACACCCTTGTTGCCATTGGAGTTAAACGCATAGAAGTTCAGAGAAACTCTCGCATAGCAGCCGGAATAAACTTCACCCCTGTCCAGAATCGGCTTTACGTGCTTGTCCACGATCTGCGGTGCGGTCTTGCTGTTGGCATTAATGAACCAGTGACCCTTATAAGCCTCATCGTCACGTTCCAGATCCCCGTCACGCAGCGGCAGCTTGATAGCCGCCTTGTTCGGCTTCTTACCGCCGAACTTTCCGATGCCCTCCTCAATAGCGGCATCGATTGCCTTGTTGATTGCATCAACAGTTTCCTTGTCATCCTTCGGGATCAGCACACTTACGGAATATCTCTCAGGACCTCCGTTAATGGAAGTCGGATCCCACCCATGAAAATAGGAAAGTCTCGTGTTGATACCTGTGATAACCTTTGTCGTGTTCTTCATAGCCATAGTTTTAATCCTCCTTGATTTCGTTAAATTCGTTAATGGCGTCTGTTTCATTGATAGCCGGCCTTTTGTCCGTTATCGGAACGAGCGTCGGCTTGCCCGGCGGCTTGTAAATGAGACCGCCAAGAATCTCTTCAAATTTCTTCTTACCCATCAGCTTCTGCATTTCAGTGACAGGAATAATCGTCTTGCGGTAAATGTCCGAATAGCCATTCTGTTCTGCAGCCTCAGCAACTTTCTCTTCATCGCTGTACTTACGGTTGGAACGTCCTTCGACAATCTTGAATCCCTTCCACTGCTTGCCGTGATTTACCGCTTCATCTGTTGCATAAGCAGTAATCTCGTTCGCCCACTTAATGAGGTCAGGAAGCACTGCAAGGATCTCTTCGATCTCTGCATCCGTCAGAAGAGGCGGAAGTCGGAATTCAGACTTGGCAAGTTCCAGCTTTTCTTCAGCCCTTGCACGGCACCTGACAGCCGCCCTGCAGAACGTACACCAATCACCCGGGCAGTAGTCTCCTCCGCCGCTGAATGCCAGCTTCGCCCTGGGCTTCAGAGTCTTCTCAGCCCAGTCCTTCAGTTCATCGACAGGAACCGTCCATGTCGTGACGTTCTCACGCCTTGGCTGGAAGATGCTCATTGAAACGGTCGTGATATCGTAGATGCCGTCATACAGAGCCAAAGCACCCAGTGCGTACAGTTCCATCTGCGGATTATGCTCCGCATCAACCAAAACCCCTCTGCCGTACTTGAAGTCAATGACATGCAGATTCCTGTCGGAGACGATCACGCAGTCTGCTGTTCCAAAGCCTTCCGGCACATACCCGGAAAGATCCAGATGCTGTTCGATGAGAACGATTGGATCAGGACACGTTTCCTTCGCCTTCTCATAATGCTCCATGACGAACTGCACATAGTCATCCGAACACTCTTCCATCTCATCAGAGTCATAGTCAGATACGGGACGCTTTGACCTTCTCTTCAGCGCTCTCTTCAATTTGTGTTCGCAGAGCGCATGCGCCGCTGTTCCTTCCTTCGCTGCTTCCGAAGTCGTGTCTTCGAATTCCTGCTCCAGTCGAGCAGACGGCGTACAGTTCAGCCAGCGAGATGCACCTGATGCAGAGAGTAATGCATGATCAGCCATTGCCAAGTTCCTCCGCTTCGGCGATCATCGCCTTATACTCTTTGGGATCAACCGCACTCAGCCGATCCGCACCATGCTTCTGGATGATTTCCCTGACTTCAGCCGTAAACCCTGCTTCGCTCTTCTTTGCCATCACGCCTCGAACCTGTTCAAGCGTGACAGACGGTTCAGCATTGGATGCTGATTTTTCTTCGATCTGCTTCGGCACCTCTTCCGACAGACCTTCCATCACGGCCTTGCAGACCGCCTGGACACTGTCAGCGAGGTTCCGAAAGTCATCACAGGTCTTAAGCAGAAGCTGACAGATTTCCAGAACTTTCTTTGCCTTATCCATGTTCCTCACCTCCTCCCTTAGACTCACTGATCGCAACCTCATCGATGCTGTCACCTGGGATCAGGATCGTCACCTTCTGCTTGCTTCCGAACAGGAAGCGGAGAAGACGTTCCCGCAGAGACACTGATCTACATGTGACGACACCGGTCTGTCTCGGAGCCTTTGAAACTTTGATACTCATGCTGCGTTTCACGCTGCTCACCACCTTTCTGAGGACCTTTGCTTCATGCCCTCCAATAGGTAGCCTTGGCAGAAGGTGAAATCTTACGTTTCTGCAAAAACCTTTTTCTCGGAGTTCTGAATGCTTATCGTCCTCATAAGGTAGCCATGCCAGAACGCCGAATCTTACGTTTTTCCAAAAAGAAAATAAAAAAGATGTCCGCACACCGGCAGACACCCGCAAGGTTCAGCTTCAGAAAATTTTCTGAAGAATTTTTAGGGAGAATCACATTTTTCTGCATATAGAAATAGTGAAAGGAGGTCATAGAGAAATGACCAATGAACGTATTTTGAGTCTTAGCGAGGAGAATAAGAAGATCTCCGCCCTGATTGACATGCTTTTCGATATGTACTGGGACAACCTCCACGAAATGGCTGCTCTGGGGGATCAGGTTAGTATTGATCTCATTCAAATGACAGAGGGCGATCAGTCCTCCAGTCATCTCAGCTAATACCCCTATGCCTCCGCAGTAAACATCTCTATGGACAAATTGTCTGAATATCATTGAATGCCCGGGGACTGACTGGTAGGATTGAGTTAACCTCAGTTACTGCAGATTTACTTGCGGAGGCATTTATCATGAACGCATCCGATAAAGAAAATATTGAATCGATCATCCAATGGTTAAATGGCAACAAACTCAATGTATTTGAAGTTCCCGCCAGATACAGTACTGCCAAAGAAATCCTGACCGCTGAACGTGACCTGAATCTGATCCAGCACCAGCATCGCGGTTATGACGTAATCAGAGACCGCTTCTTCGTAGAGGAGGCCGCCCACAAATACTTCTCACCGAATGAATGGACACCTCTGCGCACTCTTCGTTTCCAGACCTTTGAAGAGTATTTCGAATATCTTAAAGGCGACATTTACAATGATGCCTGCTACACCTACTGGCATCCCACTGATGAGATCATAGAAAAATATCATCTCGACATCGACAAATTGATGTCTCGCAAAGCATTCGTTGAAGACAGGATTAATGACAAGCTGCCAGCCATTTCCGAAGCCGACATTTTCGCTTATAAAGAAGCAGAGAAAACATATAAGAAATGCCAGACCTGGATCAGGAAATTCAATGCATGCTCAACCAGTGATGAATTTCAAAAGATTGTGGACAAATATTCAAATTCACAGTTCCGCTGGAGTGTTAAACAAGACTTCTTTATCTACAATTACATCTTTGCTGACATAGGCAGCATGGATCGCTTTCATGCGGTCATGGACTGCATATCAGCCGAAAAAATCTCAAACAGTGTGCTTTACTCACTGTGTTCTATCTATGATCCTGATGAAATTCTTTCTGCATATCATCCCAAAGGAAGCAAAACTTCTGTCAGGAATAAGGTCAAACTGCTGAAAGACTATATCCAACAGTTGAAAGACGGCAAGGTGACGTTCCGGCGGCACGGTTTTTTCGATGACCGGACACACTATTACATTGAAGAAGAAGATTCGTATCTGGAAAGTTCAAAATACAGTGTTTCAAAATTGCTGAGAATCTTTCCTTCCTTCGATGAGTTTCTCCGTTACCGGAATGATGATCTGACTCACTGCGATCTGCATTATGCCACTCAGCTGGATTATGATTTCAGCCGCTGCAAAACTGACGAATCGACACGTCTTCCTCTCACACAGAAGAGAATTGATGAAGCGGAATATAAGGTTACAAAAGAATTCTGGAAAGGAAAATTCCGGGTCAATCAGAACTGGATTGATTCGAATGGTTCTTCCATTAAGGAAAATTGCCGGACATTCACTTACCTCTTCGACTTTGTTTCTTATCTGGGCGGAGATCTGAATGGCGCAAACCTGATCATGTGTGACGGACTGGATCACCTGCATGGCGACGAAGATATCGACTTTTCAGGCGCAAAGCTGAGAAGTTCTGTCTGCAGAAAATTCAGAATTCCTTTTCAGCCGGTCGTTCTTCACGAGAACCTTATCGGTCAGTTCAGCAGCGTTGAAGAAAATGAAAAGCAGACACAGCTTCAGCTAACGGAACCCCGGAAGCTGGATATCACATTCGTAACGGAAAAGGACAAAAATCCTAATACCGTCAATTATGATATGTACAGCCAGCGGATCTTCTATATCTCCGACCTTCACCTGCTTCACAGGCTTCAAAATGCCCATTGCGAATCCGCGGAGGATATCACATCCACCATTCTTCATATAGCGGAGTCGATTGCTTCCAAAGCCAGAGGCATGTTAATAATCAATGGTGATGTTTCTTCGGATTTTTCAATATTTCAAGCCTTCGTAAAGGCTCTGAGAAATATGATCTTTTGGGATACTGTGGTTGTCTTTACGCTTGGCAATCATGAATTCTGGAACTTCGAAGGCAAGAACATCGATGAGATTATAAAGATCTATCGTGATTTCCTTACAAAAAACGGTATGTATCTGCTCCAAAATGATCTTCTTTTTCAAACAGAAACTTCAAGAGGTGTTGGCCTCGACCCCCAAAAAAGCGTACATATTATCCCTTCCTCAGAACTTCTCACTATTGATGAGAAGACTTTGAGCGACAGACTAAGGAATGCAAGAACAGTAATCTGGGGCGGAACAGGTTTCTCCGGTCTCAACGAAAAATTCAATGCCAATGTCGGCGTTTACCGGAAGACCATCAGCAGGGATGAGGAAATCAGGCAGTCAAAAATCTTCTCAATGACCTATCTGAAACTGCTGCCTGTTCTGAAAACCAAACACTCCATCGTCATGACACATATGCCGCTTGAAGACTGGTGTGAATCGCCCGCTCCTCAGGAAGATATCTTTTATACCAGCGGTCATACGCACAGAAATGAGTTCTTTGATGACGGCACATACCATATTTACTGTGACAATCAGATCGGCTATCACACAGAATCCATTCAGCTGAAGAGCTTTCTGATGGATAACGAATATGATCTCTTCAACGATTATCAGGACGGTATTTATGAGATCACACTCCAGCAGTATCAGGACTTCTATCGCGGAAAGAACATCCAGATGAATTTCAGCCGGGATGTGGCTCATTTATGGATGCTGAAGAAGGTCGGCTTCTATTGCTTCATCACAGAATCCTCTATTGGCAGTTTGTGCATCCTTAACGGCGGTTCAAGAAAAGCTTTAGACCATACCGATCTCATGTACTACTTCAATAACATGGATAGGATGGTTGCAGCTATCAATACACCCCTTGCCAAATATACTGGCATCCAGAGGCAGATTGCAAGCTTTGTAAAAGAGATCGGCGGAGAAGGAAGAATCCACGGATGCATCGTAGATATTGACTACTGGAATCATGTTTATGTCAATCCATTCGATCTTACTGTTACCGGTTACTATGCATTGGACATCATCCATAAGAAGGTGTATCCTTCCATCCCGTCTCTTTTGGAAAAACACTGCAGCGAGCTATATGTAAATTACAATAAGCTCCTCAGTACAGAAGAGAAGAATGCCATAACCGTTTTGAACAACAGAAATATTCCAGAGAAAGGTCAGGAATATCTTGATACTGATATGTACAAGGCATCCCGCGAAATCAAAAAGATGCAGAAACTTGATTCCAATATTCTCAGTACCTGGTACGATAATGCTTTGCATGAACACACAGAAATAGATCAGCATCTCCCTCAGATTGAAACAAAGAAATAAAAAAAACATGGCCTACAGGAAACTCAAACTGAGTAACCCGTAGGCCATACTTTCATTTACTTCACTCTGATTTTCCATCCGACCTGGATGAGGTTGACGTTCCTGATCAGAGAACTATTAAGTTTCTGAATTGTTGCCACTGTAGTTCCGTATTTCCGGGCAATGGCAGAGAGCGTATCCCCGCTCCGCACTGTGTAATAGACAGCCTGTCCGGCACCCAGCAGTTCATTCACCTTTGCCTGTACCGCATCATAGTCATATCCGGCTGTCCTGATCCGGCTCTTGCGATCTTCACCATTGCCCCATCTGCCGGCTATCACTTCGCGGGCAAGTTCTTCCACAGTCTTATGAGGCTGAACAGGAGTAATCGTCTGTGACACAGCTGATGTTCCCTGTTTTGCATAGCCGTTGAATCCGCCCATCTTGATAATAGATGGATAGTCCTGGTATGAGATATCCATATCCACGTTTCCAGAAATACCATCCACTCTCCCGGAAGATGAATACTGCCAAATTCCATACGCTCCCTCATAGGTGCATTTCGAAGCATACTGCGCTACCCAATGCATGAATGGTGTGAGCTTCGAATCGTCCAGTCTGTCACGGAAACCGGAATAGGTAGAACTGTAGATGCCAGCAAAGTATCCGGCGGATTCCAATTCTCTGCAGAAAGCGATCGCCGCTTCCGTTGCACCAGCCTTTGCAGATGCAGGTGTCACTTCGACATCCATGAAAACCGGATACTCAAATTGCTTTCCTTTAAGCTGCGCAAGGAATCTCTGTGCGTCCGCCTTTCCATCCTCTGCTGAAGTGCAAGCCGGACCCACGAAATAATACGCACCAACCGCGATTCCGTTTGCCTTGGCATTCCTGTAATTCTCCTCCCATTTGGGATCAGTATAAAAACCGTCATCTGAACCACCAGCCTTGATGATGGCAAAATGGATACCAGCTTCCTTCACCCTTGCCCAGTCAATATGCCCCTGCCAGCGGCTTACATCAATTCCTCTATATTCACTCATGATCTTTTCCTCCTTCATCACAACAAGAAAAGCCCTCCGGGGTGTGAAGCCCGAAGAGCCAGATTTGTCCCATTCACGGAAGGGACAGCCGAGATATGAGGATCACCTCCTCTCACTTGTCCGTCTTTGTGAACTGCTTGTAGATCTGGTTTACGCCAGTCGCTGCAAGACCGGACACGATACCGACAGCAAGAGCATTAATAACATCCTTTGCCGGGAAGTCCGGCATCAGATACAATCCTGCGATGCCGAGCACCGCACCAACGCATCCGCAGATCACCGGGATCAGCTCATCCTTCACGGAGCCTGCTGCCTTACAGGCGATACCGACCAGATACGCAATCACCGTGATTGCTGCTACGCTTGCAATTCCAAAATCCATAAGTCATTCCTCCTTTTCTCTACTGTCTGCCGTAAGCGGCAGTTCCAGACACTTCTTATACAAAGACTCCCCGGTTCCGTTGCCGCCGAGTGCCTTGTATGGCTTAAACAAATACTCGAGATTGCTCCTATCTTCCGGAGAACACCATCCCCGGGCAATAAAAAAGCTGCAGGCCTGATAAATACGGTCATGCAGCAATGCCATCATTCCTTCTTTGATTTCGTCGTTCTCCTGTTTTCTTCGAAGCAGTGCCCTCCATAGCCATGTGATGATGGCGATGATCAGGGCGAACAGTTCCTGGATCCAATACTTTAAAATGAAGTCAATCATTGGAACCACCTCCCATCAATCTTCCACATACACCAGAAGATACTTGTATTTGAGCGTTGCCTGATTGTACGCCATCAGGGTCGTTTCATCATTTGCGACCCCGGAAGCAAATTTAAAATGCCCGATCTGATCAGCATCCGGATATGTCGTCGTTCCATTATCCCCGTTATCAACAATGCATTTTCCTGTCGTAGCATAAAACCGGAAGCCGTTGTAGGTATCCATGTCCGTTGATAAAGTCCCATCGTTCAGCTTTACCTCGACTACTTTCAGACGGATATCCGGATCACTCTTGCCGATGGAGGCCTTGCTTATGTGAACCGCGCTGTTTGCCTTGTAGGTAACGAATCCATTTCCATCATCGATATCCAGCGCAAGTTTCGTCACGGCCGCCACGTTTTTGATGTGGTCAAAGGAAGGCTTGGTCACCTCCGTGACATCTCCGCTGGATCCCCCCGAACTGGATGTTGGCAGAGTCAGCACCTGCTTGGTACCTGATGAAGACCTGATCGTAAGCTGTCCATCGCTCAGTTCAAACGTGTATGTGGTATCGGTGAAGGCAGCACTTTCCGGGACATCAGTTTTCACCGTATGTCCTCCAAGAGCGTCTGTGTTCGCTTTGACCGCAGCTTTCACTTCAGAGTCGTCATAGGCCGTATCGGTAAAGACTGCATCCGCCGGGACATCACTTTCCACAGTATGACCGCTCACCTTGGCGGCATTGTCGACAATACCATCTCCGTCCGCATCAAATTTCGAGAGTACATCTTCTGCTGCGATCAGCTGATTCACCGCCTCACAGAGCCGCCGGATCACTTTGTGAGCGCCTCCGTACTGGATCTTCTTAATCGACATTGAAGTACGCCTCCTCCCGTTTCTGGGCTCCCTCGTTTCGGGAGGTGTACCGCGCAAGATCTGAGAGGATCTGGTCGGTTGTATTGAGACGGTCTACCAGCTTATAAGAGTCGATGTACTGATCAAAGTACGAAAGGTTCTCTGGCTCGACATACGAAGTATCCTGCATATCATGAATGCACTTCCGGCACTGGCTCGTAGCTACTCTCTCCGCTTCCCAGTTTGTGGCAAACCAATGCGCATCGTGCCACCTGCAGTTCCAATAGCAGTCCGTGTTTGGAATCATGATGTAGCGGTACTTCTTTGGCAGAGCCTTCACCGCGTCAAGGTGGCGGGAAAACCAGTAAAACAGCACGATATGATCGTACATGGAAAGATCCCGGCTCTTTAAGTCTGATTCCGTCAATGCACTGGTAATGGATAGAGTGATTGAAATCTCCGGATGCCTGCTCTTTGCGGCAATTGCCAGAGCATCGTCGCTGATTGTAAAGATCCGGATACCAAGGTTGTAATATTTCTCGAGCACATCCAGTGTCGCATTCCTATGCATCAGCACACAGAGCGGAAGCCCGAGCTGCTGCAGACATTTCAGTCGCAGGACATACTCGTCATAGGATTTCGGGTACTCCTCCCTAGTCTCGATGTTCTGTCTTGTGCATGTGGTATCCTCCCTCCATGCCGGAAGGTAAATGCAACGGATATATGGAAAAAACTCTCGTCTACGGGAGAGCTTCGGCACAAAGTCATAGGAAAAGTTGTAGGGAACTTCATACTGCTTATTCATGCATCCTCCTTGTCCGTCAGCGTGTATGTAATCTTCATGGTCTGCGAAGCGTTCTTTGTTACCGGGGACGACAGGTTATTGATCGTGCCAAGGTAGGCACACCGAAGCGCTGTCCGGATCCGGTCATTATCGTAATAGCCATCATAATGGTAGGTTGCGAGGATCTTCCCATCGGAATACAGGATCGGCGAAATCGCAATCGCAGCTCCGTCAACCGCCTCCTCGGAACGAGAAGCGTCCGGATACAGAAAGCCTGTCCTGTAATAGTTGTTTCCGTCCTTCTGATACTGATACTGGTACTGAATGCCGCCGTTATAGAGCATCGGTGTCATCCCGTCGAATGTTCCGTTGTTAGCAAAGGTAAAGGTCTGGATGTCCACCGTGTTGGACAGGTTCACAACGTAGATACTATGTGCATCATAAGATTTGGCGTAGAGGTACCCCTTGTTGATGATGATCGAATACTCATTCCGCGAAGCCAGATGCACCCCGGCAAGTGTAATCACTTCCTCCGGCTGTTTCTCGAAGGACAGATCGGACATCTTGTACTTCGTGATGTAGAGCTTCGCATCATCCTTCTCGTTTCCCTCATCGTAGTAATAGTTGTAGTATGTGCTTCCGTAAGATGTATAGCTGCTGACCCGGTTATTTTGCGTGATGAGATAGAGGTAGCCATCTGTACCGGGCATCCAGTATTTTGCCGGACCAATATTGCTAAAACTCTTATAATCCGGAAGCTCCAGCGTTGTTACGGTCTCATACGGAAGGGTAAAAGAGCCATAGGTTTGATCAGCCACCTTCACCGCATAGGGGTCAAACCTTCCGCGCTGGATCGTGATACCATCCGAATTCAGCCAATAGACAAACTCATCCTTTACGAGGAATGGCCTCCCGTTATGTTCCTTATTCTCGATGGTATCCATATCACAGAAGAAGTCCCCGCAGACCTGTCTCTGGAAGGGATTCACCCCGGCATAAGCACTTGTCAGGGCAACCGACTGAATAGTTCCGTTTGCCTGCGCCGTACCGAAGTCCCAGACGGAGACATAGCCGGTGTCCGTTTTATGTGTCTCGATCGCATTTAAGGATCCTCGCATGGCATCATCGGTGTTGGTATCCCGGGAAGCATAGCCAACCAGTTTTGCTTCGGTAGGGAAATTCGTGTTACCCGCATCTTCCGTGAGCTTACTGTCAAAAAGCATGATGCCGCCAAGAGCATTGGTTGCTATAGGAAAAACATTATTGTTCATTGACCTACCGATCATTGTCTGAAAGGCAATCAGCTCCTGCACTGCATTGGTAACAAGATTGTCCTTTTCATATTGGAACTCGCGCTCTCCGGTCTTCGCATTGAATAACTCGATTTTTGTATGTCCTTTGATCATTCTTCCACCTCTTTCGTAAAGATCTGGATATCCGTAAGCGTTCCTTTCTCATGGATGATCGCCTTCATCTGAATGGAGCCGTTGAGTTTTTCTGCCCACTCTTCCTTGGTGATTTCCTTCATGGCCGGCGCAAACATTCCATAAGATTCCTTCGTGGTATCCGGTGTAATCCAGCCATTGGCGTATTCCCACCAGGTACTGCCCTGATCGAAGGAGGCCAGAAAGTTCACGTTATTACTGTCACAGTTTGATGAAGCGGAAAGGATCTGATCCACAGCACAGACAGATGTCACAAGTTCTGCAATCGTCACGCCGTCCTTCAGTTTCCAGACGCCGTCCTTTACCTCAATCTCGTCACTGCTGTAGGTGACCGTATCAAGGTGTTCCGTATCAAACCGGTGCAGGAACTTCACCTTACCAAGAAAGCCAGTGATCGGCTGCAATACGCTTGAAAGCCTCATCGAGGGAATGATATCCGAACACTCATACGGCTCAGGATTCAGCATCTGGAAGGTTAACGAGCCATCAAAATCCCGATATACGGAGAACAGGTTCATTGCCGGAACCGTATCGTAAACCGTGATTGTGCCATCCCACGCTCCGCTGCCTGCGAGTCCCTGACCAGCCATATAAGCCCTTGCATCTCCCCGGGCGATATGGCAGCTACCGCCGCTCATCGAGAGCCAGACTTCAAAGTTGCCAGTAAGGTTTGCCGTACTATTCCAGGTGAAAAGAAGGTGCAGAAGATGTGTTCCATCCGGCAGTGTCTCAACCGGGACATAATCCTTGATCTCCTCTCCATTCAGGAAGTACGTGACAGTCATCACTACATCAGTATCCGACAGGCTTTCACCTGTATCAGTCTCTGTAGAATCAAGAGTCAGTTTGATCTCTGCATGAAAATCAATGTGCGTGTTCTTTACCGTGATGTAGCGGATATCGATAATCTTGGCTTTTGCCGTATCTGCGATATCATAATCAGTCGCATTCTGATAATCGTAGTAACGGATATAGTCCTGATTCTCATTCGAAGAGATGATACCCTGCAGATTTTTATCTGTCTTAGACTTTGCCGATGCCAGTGCCGGATCCTGTCCTACGCCCTGCATGGTGAAAGACTGATTGTAATTGAAGGTGAACTTCGTCATACAGAAGAGCTTATCTTTATCGGCAAGTCCGTCAGTAAAACGAAATACATCCATGAGATCGTAGGCAGGGTTTCCAATGAGTTCTGCCTTGAAAGGCACGTAGTCGATCTGCGAAAGTGCTGTTAGTATTGCTTTCCTCTGTGCATCTTTCTTCTCATCCACGCCATACTGAAGAAAGGGATCAGATCCGATGTTGTATGTGAGGGCGTCATCCGTATCAAGGGCATAGTAAGATGTGGTCTTCGCATCGATATTCACAACAGAAAGACCGGTATATCTGGTGGCAAAATCCGAAAATTCGCATCCTGTGAACCGGTGCGAAGTATCAATCTCATCTACTATGTTCTGATCGTAAGCACGGACATAGATTTTCCCATCACGCCCTGCATACACATTCGCTGCAATCGTAACAGCAACCCAAGAGACAAAGTCCCGCCATGTCTCAATATCCGTCTCACTGTAAAGAGAAAGTTCGTCTGTTCCATTCGCCATTGCCGCGAACTCCTCACTTGTAGTCCCAAGGGAAAGTCCACAGGCAGTACAGGCCGTCAGCATCAAGTTATAAGCAGTCCCATTGATGGATGTGACGGAGCAGTTCTTATCCAGCTTTGCCATGTGATCGTAGGCTTTGATCACCACACCGGATGCCGTATGCTTCGCGGAGTCAATCGTGAATACGCCAAGTGGCACATCTTCGTATGTACCGTCTGAAAGCCGCATTCCGAAGACTGGAGCAATCTCCTGATCCTTCCAACTGTACCGGACGATACTTAAGTTCATCAGCGTCACGTCCAGTTCCCCGATGTAAACCTGTCCTACAAGAACAGAAGAATCATCTGAACATTGATTCGTGATGGAGAAGGAGCCAGCGAGAATATTATCATCAGTAAAAGACGTCCTCCCGACTTTACCTGTCATGCGAAATCTCTGAACCGGCTGCTTCATGGCAGCTTTGTATTCATCACTTACGGCGTACATGAAGCATCTCCTTCCTTAGAATTCCTCAAGATCAAAACTGACTGTGTACAGTCCATTCGTCCCTTTCGTTTTCTCCGAGTTCTTCTCAGGACCGGCCTTGAAATTCCGCATCCGCATCGTCCTGGTTTTGTAACCCTGCATCTTCAGGTCATAGAACTTTACGGCAATGCTGTCCTTGTCCCGAAACCCGGCAAAGACTGCTGCCCAGCGGCTCGAACATTGAAAAGAAGCCGAAACGGAGAGTTTGTCATATCTTGTGACAATGACCTGATCCGTCCCTGCTTCTGTCTGATTTGTACTCTCAATGACGGAATAACTCTCTTCCCACCTTGTCGGAGTGAAAAGCTTTGTCTCGTCGAAGTAGATTGGGTAATCACATAACATGCATCATCGCCCTCCTGACCGGTAATTGCTCCGCTGGGTAGCCCGAACGACGATCTCATCAATTCGTTCCTGTCCGATATAGACCGGGATAATAATGTCGCCGCCGCTAACTCCTGCAAGAGCGCCCTGTACGATCTCTGCCAGCTTGTCCGTTCCGACAACAGCTTCCTGGCCGGCTTCCCCGCCGCCAAGGAGTCTCCCTCCTGCCGCACCGAAGATCGTCGGGCTGTTCAGGATGTAAGCGTCATCCATAGCCTTTTTGTACCAGTCAACCGAAAGATGCGGAACAGAAGGCGGATCAATAGAGAGTTTCCCGCTGATCGAGAAATGAGGCAGCTTGATCTTTGGAAGTTCCAGACGGCACCCGGAGAAAAATCCGCTGATACTGCTGAGTCCACCACTCACAATGCTTTTAGCGTTATCGATCATCGAGGAGAACGCTCCCTTGATCTCGCCGAGTTTCCCCTGAGCTGAAGACAGTGCATCACCAAGCTTACCGCCTGTAAGATCATTAATCGCAGAGAACCCAGTCTCCCAAATCGACTTGTAAGCATCGACCGCTGTACCGATCACACCCTTGATTCCGCCGCCGTGTTCATCTACCGATGCCTGAATGGCATCCCATGCGGTACCTGTGTTTGTTTTCACAGTGTCCCATGCAGTACTGATTGTGGTCTTGACAGTATCAAAAGCAGTACCGGCTGTCGCCTTGATGCCATCCCATGCACCGGAGAGCGTTGTGGCAATACCGCCCCAAGCAGTGGATGCAGCCCCGCTGATCGTGGTCCAGGTATTCCCAAGAAAATCAGAAATACCTGTGAAGACCGTCGTTGCCGTTGTGCTGATTCCACTCCACAGCCCGGAGAAGAAACTGCTGATGCCGTTCCAAACAGATTCTGTTGTCGACTGGATGCCATTCCAGAGATCAGAGAAGAAACTGCCGAGTCCCTCTCCGATAGACTGTACTCCAGAGCAGACCGTTTCCCAGACGCCGCCGAACCATTCGGAAATCTCTCCCCAATGCTTCACGATCTCTATAACAGCAACCACTGCTGCAATGACAGCTGCAATGATCCCGATGATCGGAAGGATCGGAACCGAGACAGCTCCGATTGCAGGGATAACCGTGCCGGAGATAAATCCGACAAAGGTACCAAGCGTTGAGGTAATTCCACCGATTGCTGTGACAACTTTTCCTACGCCAACAAGAACCGGCCCTACTGCCGCCGCGATAAGAGCAGCTTTGACAATAGCTTCCTGCATCCCCGGAGATAATCCGTCCCAGGCATCCTTAAGCCCTGTCACGACATCTTTTATCTGCGTCATTGCTTCGGTGATCATCGGTGCCGAAGCATCCACGATCTCCGCGCCAAGATCCTTGAGGTTGTTCATCACAACCGTCATCTGATCAAGCGGGTCCAGCGTTTCATTGAAGGTGTTCTCCACCGACCCGGCGTAATCTCCGAGAGTAGAGGACAGATCATCAAGAGAGAGTTTTCCACTCTTTACTGCATTGTAGATTGCCCCGCCTGCACGAGAGCCGAATAGATCATAGGCTGCCTGCAGCTTCTCCGTATCGCTTTGGTTGCTGTTCATCGTCTTGGAGAAGTCCTTCAGAGCGTCACTGAGGGATTCACCATTCTTCGTTGCGACTTTCTGCGCTTTGGTAAGACCTGTGAGCATCGTCGAGGTATCCAGACCGGACATCTCGACCGCACCCATAAAGCCCGCTGCCTGTTCAGCAGAAAGTCCCATTGCCTGAAACTGTCCGGCATTCTTCGAGAGATCCTGTGAAAGCGTGTCCATCGATACGCCGGTTGCCTGTCCGACCTGGTTCAGGGCATCAAGAAGATTCCCGGCATCATCAGAAGACTGCCCGAAGGCATTAAGCACAGATGACACGTTATCAACGGAAGTAGATACATCGGTCGAGTTCAGCGTGGCGAATTCCACAAACTTTGTAGAGAGTTCCTCGAGGGCATCTCCGGTGAGTCCAAACCTTGTGTTCACCTCACCGATGGCATCGCCCGCGGTCTGAAAGTCTGTCGGGATGGTTTCTGCGATGGACTTTGCCCGCTTCTGCATATCTTCCAAAGCCGCACCGGAAGCGCCGGTTTTTTCAGTAACCGTATCGAGAGCCTCATCGACTTCTTTCCAGGCTGCAACCGATGCCGCGCCAATAGCTGCTACTGGTGCGGTAACGCCTTTGGTAAGCCCTTCTCCGACATCACTGATCTTGCCGCCGACCTCTTTCATCTTGTCCCCAGCCGCCTGAAGCTGCTGGCTTGCGACAGAACCGAAGGATTTGTATTCATCTTCCAGTTTCTGAAGAGACTGAGTCGTGGACTCGATCTCACGCGTCAATGCTTCCTGCTGCTTCTGAGTCTCTTCGGTCTGAGGTCCGTCTTTCAACTGCTGGAGGGCAAGTTTCTCCTCTTCCAGCTTCTTCTTCGTAGAATCGATCGCATCAGTCAGATATTTCTGCTTTTGAGCCAGAAGATCTGCATTGCCAGGATCCATCTTCAAGAGTTTGTCGACATCCCGAAGATTGGACTGCGTATCACGGATCTCCTTATTCACGCCCTTCAGAGCGTTTGAGAGTTTGGTGGTATCGCCATCCAGTTCAATCGTTATTCCCTTGATACGATCTGCCATAACTCTTCACCTCCCTGAAAAACGGCATGAAAAAAGCACCGGTTCTTCACCGATGTTGATTAGAAAGAATCAAAATCCTGCTGCGTCGCGACCTGTCTGTACTCATCATCATGGAGATCATTTCCCGCTTCGATGATCATGTCCATCACGAGGCCTTCCTCCACGCTGTCAAGTTCCTCTATCGAAAAGCCCAGCTGCTTCGCCCGCAGCATAAACACAGCAGTGTTTATTTCTCTTTCAGTTGGGCGGTTTCTTTTTTTGGCTTGGAACTCGTCCTTCTTGATCCAAGGTAGAGCGAAACAAATTCCTGCATATGCAGAAAAAGCTGCGCGCCGTCAAACTGATCAGCCCACGCAAGAAATGTATCGACATTCAGTGCGTTCATATCCTTCTTCTCCGCCTGGGCGTTCATAACGAAAGCCAGCTTGTCGCCGACTGTCATGTCAGTCTGATCATCCTGATCATTCTCCATCTTGTTGAGAAGGATCATCAGATCCTGATGGAAAATCTGCTTGTATCTAAATGCAGTCGTCCCCGTTGCGAGAAACGGGAACTTCTTCTCCGACCCGTCGACAAGCCGGAGAGAAATTTCCTGATACATTGGGAAGCCTCCTTATCACTTACTGGAACTGGATGCGGTTGTACTTGTCGTGCCGGATGATGCGCTGACAGCAGCAGGCGTATAAACCTTGCTGTACCAGTTCTGGTAAGTCGCGTCCGCAGTGTCTGCACCAGATCTTGCCTTGACGATATTCTTATCAAGAGTTGCATCTTTGATCGATGTCGCATTGATCGTCAGGCTCTCCGTCTGCACCTCAATGCTGTCTTCTTTCGTTGCCGAAGCCACGGAAGGCCTGCTTGCAGTGCAGTTGTACATAACATGACGAATCTCGTTCACATCACCGTCGAACTCGAACAATAATGCGAAGTGGACCGGCTGGGCATCCGCATCCTCGATCAGAACCCCGTTACCGTCCTTGATCTCACCAAGCACATTCTCCCTGAAATCCTCAGGTACCATCGCAGACTCAAAGTCTCCGTTGTAGCCGCTGTTCGCATTGGTAACGAAATACTGCACTCCGTCCGCCCAGAAGATCGTCTGATCTCCCTGTGCGTCAAGCGAAAGAGAAACGGCACCGGGCCATGCGACAGGATCCGCAAAGGTGGCTGTTCCATCCTCTGCGATCGTCGCGATGGCGTAGTGAACGTTCTTCAGATTGTATTTGACTTTGTTCTTCTTGTTAGCCATTACGCTTCCTCCTCAAATTGATAAACAACTTCATAGAGTTTCTCTGACTCTATGTACGTTTCGTCCTTCTCGTAACAGATCCCATATTCCGCGAGAAGCGCTTCCAGCTTCTTCTCCGTCTTCGGATCTTTTGTGTCCGTGTACAGTTCGATATCCACCTCGTTGATTCCGAAGTAGACCATCCCATCCGCATCGAAGTTATCTGTTCCTGGAATCCTGTAGCAGACGAACGGCGGATCCGGCCCTTCTCCTTCAGCAAAGTGATCGTATGCAAAGGGAATCCCCAGCCTGTTCAGCAGTTCCACGATCTTTTCCATCAGGACAGCCCCTCCTTGATCTTCTTCTCCAGTTCTTCCGTCACATCCTCTTCGACAGGCCTGATGTGAACCTGGGCAGGAACTCTTCCTCCGCCCCGCTTCGCATGACCGTTCTCCAGAAGATGCGTCAGCCTGTACTGCTTCTTCGAATAAACGACGACATCCATCTCGGAAGTTGACTCCTTTACAGTCTTCACAGACCAGCTTTTCGCATACTTCCCGGTATCCTTCGGAGACTTCTCCTTAAGCTGCTTCTGTGCCTTATCTCCCGCTTCCTTTACGGCAGACTTCACGATGTCCTGGGCATCCTCGACATATTCGTCCATCTCTTTTTTGATCGCTTTCTCGAGATCTTCAGGTTTGATCTTCATCGCTTCACCTTCTCGCATTTGAACTTCAGGCTCCGGTGATGGAAACTCATCGGATCAATGGACAAAACATTGTAGAGACTGCTTCCCATACGGATCCTGATCTTCGTCGGATCAATGCCGGAAAGTTCGCTACAGTATCGTGTAGTGAAAGTGTTCGTGTCCTCTGCGTTCACCGTTCCGGCTTCCAGCTTCTCCGCACCGCCGCTTGACGAATAAGTTGCCCAGCATGAGAAGAAGTCTTCCCATACGGTTGTGTGATTGCCGATATCGTCGGTTTTGATCGTGCTTTTCTGGAAAGCGATCCGTACGTTCATTGCTGCGATATCCATCAGAATCCAGGCTCCCTTTCTCCGAACAGAATCGCTCTGAGAGTGATTACCAGAGCATGATGATCGGCCTCTTCGCGGTGTTCGTTGAGGTAAGCCAGAGCGTAAAGAACCGCCGTCCTGACAAGCGGATCGTCATCACCGGGAAGAGAATCCTTTCGCATGATGTCGGCTACAAGCTTCTCGGCACCGGAGATTTCCGATGTGATCAGATCGTCTTCATCCGAGGAATCGATCCTCAGATATTTCTTTGCTTCCTCCAGCGTTACCATCGACACCTCCAATAAAACGAAAGGAGCCGGAGAAATTACTCTCCAGCCCCGTCATAACTGCATTACCGATCAGGCAGACGCTCCTGCCTTCAGAATCTGGACAGCCTCAGGCAGAACAAGCTTGCCGTCGACTCTTTCCTTCGCGACATAGCCGATCATACCGTTGCCGGCGAACAGTTCCCTCAGTTCCTGCACGGATCTCACTCCGCGGTCGCCGATGTTGTAGTAAGAATAGTCGCCGAATGCGATCGCCGGCTTCCCAGCCTCAAGTGCCGGAGCATAGGCAGAGGTAAGAACAGAATAGCCGCAGAGTCTGTCCGGTTCACCAGCCTGGTATGCCGGCTGCCACAGATATGCTCCGTTGTTGTCCTTCAGCTTTCTGATCGCCGCAAGTGTGGAATCATTCAGTACGAAAGCCGCATTCTTTCTGTACGGACGCTTCAGCGAATAGATCAGCGTCAGAATATCATCAGAACTCAGCTTCGTACCGGTGAGAGTAACAGCAGTCTGTCCGCCGCCGGTCTCAGCGAAGATTCCGGTAGGCTTGCCCTTGCCGTCGCCGTTGAGGAACGCATCCTCTTCCGCGTTGCCGATCGCCTTGCCGAAGGTATCGATGATGTAGGACTCGAGGTCGAAGGCGCTGTCGTAAAGCAGTTCCTCCGTCACCTTGATCGCTACATGAAGCTTGTGGGCGTCGAGGATCACCTGGTCAAAGGTCGCATCTCCAAAGGTAAGTTCCTGACCTTCCTCAATCCATGCCGCTGCCGGCTTGGTAGCCGCGATATTGATCTTGTGTTCACCGGAAGTGGTGATGGTAGTGGCAAGATTACGGAAAATGTTCTCTTCTTCCAGCTTCTGGATCAGTCTGGAATCCCATTCCTCCGGGACAAGATAACCGCCGTTCGCATCGTTGCCCTCTTCCAGCACATCAGAAATCTGATGGAAGCCGGTACGCATCGCTGCGATCATCGCCTTGGCATAGGCAGCAGAAGCGCGGCCTTTCTTCTCAGGCTCATCCTTGATGCCCGCACCCGGTCTTGCCGTCAGCGGAGAAGCCGTAGGCTTGCCAAGCTGCGCATCAATAGCCGCCTGACGATTCAGCCTGTCGATCTCTTTGGTGTAATCCGTGATCTCCTTCTCCATGCGGTCGTAGGTTTCCCCGTCGGCTTCAGAAAGAAGACCGTCCGTATTACGGTGAGAATCAAGGAAGGCCTTTGCCGATTCCCATGCCTTTGCTCTCTTGTTCATTAATTCCTGTACATTCATGTTCATATCCTCCTCTTTTTCAGATGAACTTTTTCATAAGGTCAAGTCTCTTCTCAAGATCACTGACCCGATACTTATCGTTTGTCTTCGGCTCAGAATGACTCTGAGCGTAGTCACACAGTTTTCTGTTAATAGCAGCCGCAATCTGGTATCTGGAGAAAAGCATGTTGGAAGCATCACCTTCCTCAGTGATCTCCTCTTCCTCCGTGTTCTCAGAAACACCTCCGCCATACAGTTCCTCACGTCCGATGATGCCGTCCGCGAAATTCAATTCCACAGCTTTGCCGGCATTCATCCAGGTCTCCTCATCCATCAGCTTCGACAGCTTGTTCCTGGACAAACCTGTCTTGGTCTGATAGGCGTTGATGATGGAATTCTTCACTTCGTCCAGCATCTGGATCGCTTTCTGCATCTCTGCCGTGTCTCCCATAGCCACCGTGCTCGGGTTATGGATCATGATCATGGATACCGGAGAGACCAGCACCTCATCGCCAGCCATTGCGATTACGGAGGCCGCAGAAGCCGCCAGACCATCGATCTTGACTGTGACTTTTCCCTTATAGTCACGCAGCATGTTGTAGATCTGCGCAGCCGCAAAGCAATCGCCCCCGGGACTATTGATCCACACTGTAATGTCTCCGCTTCCGCTCTCAAGATCGGAACGAAAAAGAGCCGGGGTGACATCATCGTCAAACCACGACTCTTCAGCGATTGTCCCATTCAGGAACAATGTTCTTGTTTCACTTGTTTCTTCTGGATTTTCCGGTACGGGCGTTTTGTTTTTTACCCATTTCCAGAACCTGTTCTTCGGATTCATCCGTGTCCTCCTTTTCTGTATTCTTTTCATATGCGCTTCCGGCATCCGCCAGCTTTACGACATTGCCGTTCAGCACATGCAGATTGCCTCCCTCTTCATCGGAAAGCAGATCCATGTTCTCAAGTTCCCTTACATCATTGATAGAATAGATGCCGTTCTGAATGCCGGTCGCATAACCGCTCATCCGGCTTCCGTAATCGCCTCTCAGCAGTCCATCGACATTGAAGCGGATGAAGTATCTGTCCTTCTCCTCCGGCATGAGCAGAGACCTCTGCATCGACTGCTCCCATCTGACCAGCCAGGGTTCAAGCGTATAGGTCACGAATTCCAGCGACTGTTCCTCGATATTGCTGAAGGTAGCGTGTTCCAGATCGCCGATAAGATGCGGCGGTATGCGGAATATCCTTGCGATCTCATCAAGCTGAAACTTTCTCGTCTCAAGGAACTGAGCCTGTTCCGGCGATATGGAAATCGGCGTATAGGTCATCCCTTCCTCAAGGATTGCGACCTTGTTTGATTTTCCGCTTCCTCCGAATCCAGCTTCCCACGAAGCACGGATCTTCTCAGGATCTTTCACAGTACCAGGCATTGACAGAATGCCGGAAGGATTCGCACCGTTCTTGAAGAAGCTTGCACCATATTCCTCCGTAGCCATTGCCATTCCGATACTGTTCTTCGCCATAGCGATCGGCGAATAACCGACCAGCCCGTCGAACCCCAGACCCGGAATATGCAGCACATCCATAGGCGTAAGCCGGACCGTCCCCGTCTTCATCGTCGGAGCATCAGAACTGGATACCTGATACTCATAGTAAATCTGACCGTTCTCGTCACGATCCACCCTCATCCTGTTCGCCATCAGAGGATACAGAGCAATCACCTCTCCTCTGCCGTTTCGGATGATCTGTGCATAGGCATTGCCCCAAAGGAGCAGATGCGTCATCAGCGTCTCCCGGAAAATATACGATGTCATCTCCGGGTTCGGTTCATCATGCAGAAGACGGTACAGAGGATGCTTCACTGCTTTGGTCTTGCTTCCTTCTCCGTCATACTGATACATATGCAGAGGAAGACTCGCAATTGCCTCAGACAGAACTCTGACGCATGCGTAGACCGCCGATATCTGCATAGCAGATCTTTCTGTTACCGTATTGCCAGATGATGTTCCGCCGAAGTAATACCGATACCCGCTGCCGTTTGTTGAATCCTTCGGCTTGTCTCTCGATCTGAACAGGTTTGAAAAAATACTCATTCAATGCCTCCAAACAATTTGACAATGATATAGTTAAAGAAAAACGAAAGAAGATAATGCGTATGACAATCCAATTTTCATTTGGCGCTCCTTCGCCTTCGAAATCATTTAAGCATGGCACTTACACCCGTGAACTAGCTGATAACTACTGCGTTCTTGACCTGGAAACCACCGGTCTCGAGCCGGAATGGAACGAAATAATCGAGATAGCAGTTCTTCGCGTCCGCAACGGTAATACAACCGATGTTTACCACACTCTTGTCAAGCCGGATGAAGAAATCGATTCCTTCATCACAGACCTGACCGGTATCACCAACGAAATGGTCGCTGACGCGCCAAAGATCAATGATGTGATCAATGGCGTATTCGATTTCATCGGCAATGATCTCATCGTTGGTCATAATGTGAGTTTCGATCTTCGTTTCCTGGCGAATGCCTTAGGTCACGATTTCAATAACCGCTATGCAGACACAATGCAGATTTCCAGAAAGGTATATCCTGATCTGCCGCATCACAGACTCACGGATCTGAAATCACTTCTAAATATCGAAGCGCAGAGCCACAGAGCGCAGGGTGACTGTGAAGCAACCCTTGCCTTATACGAAGCTATGAAGGAAAAGATCAGAACAGAGAATATCTCTCTGGAATCCAGTCATAGCAGCGGAAGCCGCCTCGACCTCAGCAAGCTCACAGTCACCGATGCCAGCGCAGCCGATCCTGACAACATCTTCTATGGTATGCACTGCTGCTTCACCGGGAAGCTGGAACGCTATACAAGAGCGGAGGCCGCTCAGATCATCGTCAACATCGGCGGTTATGCAGACAACAGCGTTACCAAGCATACTGACTACCTGATTCTTGGAAACAGTGATGCCATGAAGTACTACAACAAGGAAAAGTCCTCCAAGACCCTTAAAGCTGAAAAGCTGATGCGTGAAGGGGGACAGATCAGAATCATCTCTGAATCCTTGTTCTACGACTCACTCTCAGATGAATAAGATTCCTCTGTCATCGTAGACAGATTCGCTTGTATCGTTACCGCACCGGATGGCTCTGTCCAATGCCATGATCATTGCGACAGCGCCATCTATTTTTTCTGTTGATTTCGACTTGTCCGCTTTGATGTTCCCGGCAGGATCTGTTCTGATATAGATGTTGTCCATATTCCATCTCAGAACAGGATGCCCGCCATGTGCGATCCGCTTCTGCAGAACCAGCGTCATAAGGCCTTTGGTCGGAGGACTCATGCTTGCAAAACCCTGTCCCATAGGCACTACCGTAAAACCGTAGTTCTCAAGATCCTGCGAAATCTGTGTGGCTCCCCAGCGGTCGTATGCGATCTCCCTGATGTTGAATCTCTCGCCAAGTGACTCAATGAACTTCTCGATAAATCCATAGTGAATGACATTGCCCTCCGTTGTTTTGATGTATCCCTGCTTCTCCCATATATCGTAAGGAACGTGATCTCTCTTCACTCTGAGATCCAGCGTTTCTTCTGGAACCCAGAAGTATGGCAGCACCGTGTAGATTCCTTCCTCAGGATCATCCGGCGGAAATACCAGACAGAAGGACGTAAGGTCAGTCGTGGATGAAAGATCAAGTCCTCCATAGCAGACCCTGCCTTCCAATGCATCCTCATCGATTGGAGCATCACATGCATCCCATTTGTCCATCGGCATCCATCTGACAGCCTGTTTCACCCACTGGTTCAGTCTTAACTGCCGGAAGCTGTTCTCCTCAGCCGGATTCTGCTTTGCACTGTTGCATGCCGCTTTGACCTTATCCATACCGATCGTAACTCCCAGCGAAGGATTCGCTTTTTTCCATACCTTCGGATCCGTCCAGTCATCCGCTTCATCCGCTCCATAGATCACAGGATAAAAGGTCGGGTCGATCTTCCTTCCTGCGAGGATGTCCTTCGCTTTTTCATGAACCTCATAGCAGATCGAATGCGTATCCGTACCAGCCGTCGTGATCAGAAAGTACAGAGGCTGCATTCTCGCGTCGCCTGATCCCTTCGTCATAACATCATACAGTTTGCGGTTCGGCTGGGTGTGCAGCTCATCGAAGAGAACTCCGCTAATATTAAAGCCATGCTTGGAATATGCTTCAGCGGACAGCACCTGATAGAAGCTGTTGGTCGGCTGGTAGATGATCCTCTTTGTGGCTCCGAGAATCTTGCATCTCTTGTTGAGGGCCGGACACATGCGGATCATGTCAGCCGCCACTTCGAAGACGATAGAAGCTTGCTGGCGGTCAGCGGCACAGCCGTAAACCTCCGCCCTTTCCTCACCATCCCCGCATGTCAGAAGCAGCGCCACTGCCGCAGCCAGTTCCGACTTCCCGTTCTTCTTCGGGATCTCAATGTATGCAGTATTGAACTGTCTGTACCCGTTCGGTTTCAGAATTCCGAATACATCCCGGATGATCCTCTCCTGCCAGGGGATCAACTCAAACTTTTTCCCGGCCCATATTCCCTTTGTGTGCGAAAGGCATTCAATGAACTCCACCGCATAATCGGCAGCGGCTTTGTCATAATGAGAATCCTTCGCCATGAACTTCGAAGGCTTGTATTTCAGTTTCTCAGCCATTGCAAATACACCTGCTCCGATATCTTCGCCATCATGACCGGGGGAACGCTCATGCCGCAGACGTACTGAACGCTCTGATCCAGAAAGTTGTAATCCTGAGGAAACGTCTGGCAGCTGACGATATCCTTATCCGTCATAAGCAGACCATCGCACATGCGGAAGCAGTATCCTCCGGCAGTGATCGTCTGCACCGGCTCCTCATCATGATTGATTGGAGAAGTAAATCCGCTCCCGGTTCTTCTCACACGCTTGTTGATGTCCTGAAGAGATCGGTCTGAAGGAATCCGATACTTCATCAGTCTGGACGCGATGCTGTTATCAGATATTGCCTTGCCATACGGTTCTCTCACCCTACTGAAAGGAATCGGAGCGGAATCAAACTTCATGACCAGCTTCGGATAATGCAGATCCTTCCGATGCGCGATGAAGAAGACTCTTTCCCGCTTCTGCGGCACTCCCATCCTCGATGCATTGAACAGGAAGATCTGCACATCATATCCGGCATCGCCGAACGCTCTTACGATCCGATTGACCCAGCCTTTGGCATTGCCGGTGATCAGGCCTTTCACGTTCTCAGCGATCACCACCTTCGGCTGAAGTCTTTTTGCTATGTCGATAA